AATCCAGAAGTTACAGTGGCCGTTCTTGCTAACAAAGGTGCAATTGCAAGAGAGATGATTGCACGTATCGTAACCATGTTAGAGTCTGTTCCATTCTTTTTGCAACCAGGTGTGAAGATACTGAACAAAGGTAATATAGAATTTGGCAATGATAGTAAAGTAGTTGCCGCGGCGACATCTTCAAGTTCAATTCGTGGTATGTCGATTAACATGCTGTATCTTGATGAGTTTGCATTCGTAGAAGATGCAGAGACATTCTATACTGCTACGTATCCTGTAATTACATCTGGTAAAGATTCTAAGGTTATTATTACATCTACTGCAAATGGTGTGGGTAATATGTTTCACAAGATATACGAGTCAGCAGTTCATGGTAATTCTGAGTATAAATCCTTCTTAATCAATTGGTATGATGTTCCAGGTAGAGATGAAGAATGGAAACAACAAACAATTAAAAACACCTCTGAAGCACAGTTCGAACAAGAGTATGGTAACTCATTCTTAGGTACAGGTAATACACTGATTAATTCAGAAACGTTATTGGGTATGATGACAGAGAATCCTCAATACTCTAAAGATTGTGTAAATGTTTATGAAAAACCCAAAGAGAAACATCAATACGTATGCACTGTAGATGTTTCTAAGGGTCGTGGACTAGACTATTCGACATTTAGTATCTTTGATGTATCTATAAAACCTTTTAAGCAGGTGTGTACTTACAGAGATAATACAGTTAGTCCTATGCTATATCCGGATTTACTAAATAAATACTGTAGACCTTATAATGATGCATTGGTAATAATAGAGAATAATGCAGAAGGTTCTATGGTTGCAACACAACTACATTATGATATAGAATATCCAAATGTCTTTGTTCAAGGAATGACAAAAGCAGATGACATTGGAGTAACCATGACTCGAAAGATTAAGAGAATTGGTTGCTCAACAATGAAAGAGTTACTTGAAGAAAACAAATTATCAGTTGTGGACAGAGCAACAATAACGGAATTGATGACCTTCATAAACAAAGGTGTATCATTCGAAGCTGATAAAGGTTATAACGATGATATGGTAATGAATTTAGTCTTGTTTTCATGGTTCATTACAACAGATTTCTTTTATAATCTTACAGAAACACAAGTAAAGGATTTACTCTATTCAGAACAACAAAAAATGATAGAGGACGACCTATTACCTCCAGGAGTCTTTGGAGACTCTTATAGAGAAGAAGAAACCTTTGTAGATACAAATGGTGATAGGTGGTTTGCAGGTTAATGAAAATTTCATTTATATAAATAAAACAGTAGAACTTTTACAATAACAGGAGAAAAGTATGGCATTTCAAGTTTCACCGGGCATTGAAATCAAAGAAATTGATTTATCGAATGTCGTTCCAGCAGTTTCCTCAACAGTAGGGGCATTTGCTGGTGTATTTCAATGGGGTCCTGTTGACGAAGTAAAAACAGTTTCAAGCGGATTAGAATTAGTAGAAGAGTTTTATCAACCTGCTAATACAGATGCTGGAGTTGAAGACTTTTATACAGCAGACTCATTTTTAAGATACGGTTCAGCACTGAAAGTTGTCAGAATGGCAACAGTCGGTTTGTTTAGTGCAAACGATTCAGGTGCTACTGCATCATTACTGAAAAATGAAGACGATTACGAAGAAAACTATAAAGACGGAAGTCTTAACGGAACTGTAGGTAAGTATATAGCCAAATATGCTGGAGCATTAGGTAATTCACTAAAAGTATCAGTTTGTGCCTCATCAAACGCATACTTCCATAGTGGTGTTGACTTAGTCAATGATGCTAACGCAGATGCTGGAGATACTACAGTTACTGTTGATGACGGAACAAAATTTGTAGTTAGAGACGTAGTTAAGTTTTCAGGTCACGCAACAAAATATAGAATCACAGGAATTAGTTCAAACGAGTTAACTATCTCATCATTAAATACACCTACAGCAGGTGGTTTAACTGCCGCAGTTGCAGACGATGAATCAATAGATAGATTCTGGGAATTTCATGATTTATTTGATAAAGCACCAGGAACATCTGCTTCAGCAGAATTAGTTGGTGCATCAAACGATGAAATTCACTTAGTCGTAGTTGACGAAGACGGACTATTCACAGGTACACAACATACAGTTTTAGAAACATTTGGTTTTGTATCATTAGCATCAGACGGTAAAGATGCTCAAGGTCAATCAAATTATTATAGAAACGTATTAGAAAGAGATTCAGAATACGTTTACTGGTCAGGTCATGACGTGGAAATCGTTACACCTGCAACAGATGACAGAACATTAGAAGAATCAAAAACAACTGCATTCTTAAGACCATCTAAAGTGAAGAATAGTTCACTATCTGGTGGTGCAAATGGTAGAAGCAAACTTGCTAGTCATTTCGAAACTGCAATGGACACATTCTTTGCAGATTCAGAAACAGAGTCAATTGACTTTATCATAGTCGGTTCAACAAGAACTGATAATGGTTCAGGAACAGACCAAGATATCTTAGTAGACCATAACACAATCGCAAATAAGGCAATTCAAATTGCTGAAGCAAGAAAAGATTGTTTAGCAGTTATCTCACCAAGACATGCATCTATTGTTCATGAATCTTCAGAATCAACACAATTAACTAACGTTAAGGCAGATTATGCAAGTGTAACTTCAAGTTCATATGCAGTTCTTGACAGTGGTTGGATATACCAGTATGATAGATACAACGATAAGTTTGTATGGGTCCCAGGAAATGGACATACTGCTGGTCTAATGGCAAGAAGTGATTTACTTCAAGACCCATGGTATTCACCTGCTGGTTTCTCAAGAGGTCAATATCTTGGAATCACAAAACTTGCATTTAACCCTAAGAAAGCATCAAGAGACGAACTATATCGTGCAAGAATCAATCCAATCGTAACATTCCCTGGACAAGGCACAGTGTTATTTGGTGATAAGACTGCATTAACAGTTCCAAGTGCATTCGACAGAATTAACGTAAGAAGATTGTTCATAGTATTAGAAAGAGCAGTGGCACTTGCCGCTAAAGCACAATTGTTTGAATAGTAGACTTCTCAGTGGTTTGTGATGAAACAAACAACACTGATTCAGTTATAGATAGAAATGAATTTGTATGTTCTATCTTCATTAAACCTGCAAAATCAATTAACTTTATCACTTTAAACTTTGTAGCATCTAGAAGTGGTGTTGAGTTTGAAGAGTTATACGGAGCAGTTTAAGGAGAAATAAATGGCAACTATAGACCAATTTAAAGCACAACTCTTAGGTGGTGGACCTAGAGCAAATAGATTTAGAGTTTTTCTACCAAGAAGTGGTGATAAAATAGAATTTCTATGTCAGGCTGCACAGATTCCTGCCGCTCAGGTTGGTGTAATTGAACAACCGTTCAGAGGACATGTTTTAAAACTAGCAGGTGATAGAACATTTGAACCTTGGACAGTAACAATAATTAACGATGTAGAGTTCTCAGCAAGAAGTGCCTTAGAAGCATGGCAGACAGACATACAAGAGTTAGATTCAGGTGAAGGTATTACTTCATTAGACTATCTTGTAGACAGAGCATTTGTAGAACAATTAAATAAAGATGATTCAGTGTTAGCAAGATATGAATTCTTCAACATGTTCCCAACAAGTATTGGTGCGATTGACTTAAGTTATGAAAACACCGACGCCTTGGAGACATTCGATGTTGAATTCCAATACTCACACTGGACAAGAGTCGTTTAATTTAGTTTTAGATAGCACCCTTGATTGGGTGCTATAAATATTATTATGGAAATTTTTGGGTTTGAAATATCTCGTAAGAAAGACGAGTTAAGAGAAATAGATGTAGAGAAGAAGTCCGCTCCTTCTTTTGTCGCACCTGCCATCGATGATGGTACTGCTGTTATACAACAACAAGCAGGATTCATTTCAGGTGGTGCATATGGACAATATGTCGATATGGAAGGTGGGATTAAGAACGAAGCAAATCTCATCACAAGATATCGTGAAACATCTTTAGTACCTGAATGTGATGCCGCTATTGAGGATATTATCAATGAGTGTGTTGTTTCTGATACCCAAGATAGAATCGTATCACTTGATTTGAGAGATGTTGAGGCAACAGAAAGCATTAAAAACAAGATGCTTGATGAGTTCAATCATATTCTATCTTTGATGAAGTTCAATCAGAACTCACACGAAATATTCAGAAAGTGGTATGTTGACGGAAGAATTTACTTTCATAAAGTCGTTGACTCTAAAAACATTCAAAAGGGTATGGTCGACATTCGAAACATCGACCCTCTTAAAATTAAGAAAGTACGTAACGTAGAGAAAGAGAAAGACCCAAAATCCAAAATAGAAAAAATTAAGAAAGTTGAAGAATTTTATGTCTTCAACGACAAAGGTTTTGATAAGAGTGGTGCCAATGAAGGTGCAACTCTTAAAATAGCACCTGAGGCAGTGAGTTACACTACTTCAGGAATGTTAGATTACACAAAGAACGTTGTAATCGGATATTTGCACAAAGCATTGAAGACTGCAAATCAGTTATC